GGAAGGCGAACGTTTCAAGATGCAACATAACAAGTTGGCTGGCGCAAGAGCAATGGCTCGCCATATCGCAGAAGGTGGAGTGCCTTACGATGATGTAGGCCAACACCTGAATGTCATGGTCCAGGAAATGACTGAACTAAGTCGCTTTGTTCGCGGAATGCGTAATCGCACATTTGAAGACAGCACTGCCAATGGTATGGTAGAGGCAGCAACAAGTTATTATCATGGCATGCACCGACAACTGAATCACCTCAAAGGTGCAAAAGCATATCGATCATTTGTTGAAAGTTTTGAACCACAGGCACAACAACTAGACGAAGTAGATGTTAACAGCATGAAAGAAAAATTCGTCAAAAAAATATTTGATGATCGCATGACGGCAGCACTCCCACTGGTACACAAAGCATATCAGCTACATGAGCAAGCAAAACAAAAACAAATTGACACAGTGCGTTCCGTCGTAGAAAACCGTTTGCCTTTAAAATTGTTAGCCAACGAAGGCATGGATGAATATATCAAGGCATTAACATTTTTACATCCAACAGACCTGGTAGTAAAAGTGTTAGAAGACATTGCTCAACGTGCATTAGCAAATCCTGAAATTTCAGAGTTTGCCAAACACTGGGCAACCAATTACAACAATGTAACAGAAGACAGTGACCAAACTCTAAAAGAAAATCAAGCACTGGCAGTTAAGTTAGCCACACACTATCTACGCGACCTACGCAATCTCAAAGAAGGATTACGAATCGGCGAAAACGAAATTAATTATATTGACTTTGACTCAGGCTCCGAGATCATGGAAGGTACATGGGCATTACCAGAAACTCCAGAAGATCTAGAACAACTAAAAACACTCATGGCAAATCCAATGGAAGTGGGCACTGATGCTGAAAACGCTACCAGTGCCCTGTATAATCTTATTGGTGACGACGAACTGTTTGATCGTCTAGGCGACTTGGCCGACAACGAAGGTCCTAGAGCAGATGCCCGTGATGTGGTAAAACATTTCATGAAGCAAGAGATGCCCGGACTGTATGATAAACTTGGATTGAGCGATGCTGCAGAAATGGATCAGGCCATACCAGCTCAAACTCCGGCAGCAGCACCACCACCTCCAGAACCAACTGCGGCACCCGGAACGGGTCAACCCGTGGTCAGTGAAGAATTGGCAATAATCAAACGACTTTCGGGCATTCAATCGTTTTTGATAAAATAAGATCAAAAGCCTCTTGCAAGACTAAATAAAAGTGCGTATACTACAAGGTGTGCGCAAACAAACTATCATGGCACATTTAAAACTTTCATTAAGGAGAAAACATCATGGCAACTACATTAGCCGAAATCCGTGCAAAACTACAAGCAGCCGAGAGCCGTCAAGGCGGTAATCAAACTGGAGGCGACAATGCAATTTATGCGCATTGGAACATAGCCGAAGGTACAAGCGCAAAAGTCCGTTTCCTTCCAGACGGCAACTCCAAAAATTCTTTCTTCTGGGTCGAACGACTCATGATCCGATTGCCTTTTGCAGGCATCAAAGGTCAAGCAGACAGCAAACCTATTGTTGTACAAGTTCCATGCGTGGAAATGTATGGCGAAGCATGTCCTGTACTTGCTGAAGTACGTACTTGGTTTAAAGATGCGGCACTAGAAGAAATGGGCCGTAAGTACTGGAAGAAGAAGTCTTACCTGTTCCAGGGTTTTGTTCGTGAGAACCCAATTGGCGATGACAAGACTCCAGAGAATCCAATCCGTCGTTTTGTGATCAGTCCACAAATTTTTAACTTGATTAAGAATGCGTTAATGGATCCAGAGATGGAAAATATGCCAACAGACTACACCGGAGGTCTTGATTTCACTATCAAGAAAACTTCCAAAGGTGGTTATGCTGACTACAGCACTTCTAGCTGGGCTCGTAAAGAATCTGCACTTATAGCAAATGAACAATCCGCAATTGATACACATGGCTTGTTTAACCTGACAGACTTCTTGCCTAAAAAGCCAACTGATGTTGAGCTTAAAGTTATCAAAGAAATGTTTGAAGCCAGCGTTGACGGTCAAGCATATGATCCAGAACGTTGGGGTGCTTACTACAAGCCACCGGGCTTACAGAACAATAATGCATCGTCAGCAAGCGCACCGGCAGCACATGATGCTGAGGACGATGTTCCTGCCAAGGCAGCACCTGTTGCCAAGCCCGCACCTGTTGAAGTACCAGAAGCAGAAGAGCCTGTTGCAAAACCAGCCGCATCTAGCCAACGTGCAGAAGACATTTTGGCAATGATTCGTAATCGTCAGAAGTCTTAAACACAATTTGGGCCTCTACACCGTTGTGTATGCCCAGATTATCAACTATACTAATGACAAGAGGAATCAACTATGGCAAAACCATTTGACCTGAGCAAGTTCAGGAAAAGCATTACAAAAAGCATTGACGGTATTTCCGTGGGCTTTAACGATCCAGATACCTGGATATCTACAGGCAACTATACACTAAACTATCTTATCTCTGGAAACTTTAATAAAGGTATTCCAATGGGCAAGGTCACTGTGTTTGCAGGTGAATCGGGTGCAGGCAAATCATTTATCTGTTCAGGTAACTTGATTCGTCATGCACAACAGCAAGGTATCTACCCAATCCTTATTGATAGCGAAAACGCTCTTGATGAGAAATGGTTACACGCACTTGGTGTAGACACAGCAGAAGACAAGTTGTTGAAACTTAACATGGCCATGATTGATGATGTGGCCAAGATGATTAGCGAATTTGTCAAGGAATACAAAACCATGTCAGAGGCAGACCGTCCTAAGGTATTGTTTGTGGTTGACTCATTGGGTATGTTGCTGACGCCAACAGACGTTAACCAGTTTGAAGCAGGTGACATGAAAGGTGACATGGGTCGTAAACCCAAAGCACTGGCTGCATTGGTTCGTAACTGTGTGAACATGTTTGGTAACTTGAATCTAGGCCTGGTATGTACAGCACACACCTATGCAAGCCAGGACATGTTTGATCCTGACGACAAGATCTCAGGTGGACAAGGCTTTATATATGCGAGTAGTATTGTTGTTGCCATGCGTAAACTCAAGCTCAAAGAAGATGAAGACGGCAACAAGATTTCAGAAGTAAAAGGTATTCGTGCCGCTTGCAAGGTCATGAAAACTCGCTATGCCAAACCGTTTGAATCAGTACAAGTTAAGATTCCATACGAATCTGGCATGAGCCCGTACTCGGGCCTAACAGACATGATGGAATCTAAAGGATTATTGCAGAAGGAAGGCAATAGTCTTAAATACACCCTAGCAGACGGTACAGTTATCAAACAGTTCCGTAAGGCCTGGGAACGCAACGACGACGGATCACTGGATAAAGTGATGGCAGACTTTGAAGCTAATCCACACAAAGTCACTGCTGAACTTGTAGAGGAAACAGTAGAATGAGTATTGAAATTGATGCATTGATTGACGCATATACCATCATGAAAGAATATGTGCCTAGCAAAGATCGTCAAGCTGCCGCTGATCATGTGTTTAGTATACTAAACGACAGTGGCGTAAGTGAAGAAGATCTCAAACAGATTGCTGGCGCAGATTCATACCTTAAAAGAGCCAGTGAAGAATATCTGGATCTCGATGCCGAGGATCCAGATGAGGAAGAAATTGACTACGACTACGGTGACGACTGATGTGGTATAACAAAATAGTTGGGAACCTTGGGGAAATTCCAGGGTTTATTAACTATTACGAAGGTGAGTTAGGCAGTGCAAAAAATGATGTAAGGATAGCCGGGCTTGTGGAAAAAGGCCTGGCTAATCTGCCTGGTATCACTGAACATCGTTTCAACCAACTACAAGAAATTGAAGCGGTATTAAATTTCTTAAATATACAACTGCGGAAGATTCGAAGAAAACATTTCCAAAAATACCTAGAAAGCTATGCCCGTGCGCTGACCAGTAGAGATGCTGAAAAGTACGTGGACGGAGAAGACGAAGTGATTGACTTTGAAACCATCATCAATGAAGTGGCTCTGCTACGCAACAAATGGCTAGGTGTAATGAAAGGTCTTGAAAGCAAGAACTTCATGCTAGGACATGTGGTAAGACTTCGCACAGCAGGAATGGAAGATGTAACAGTATGACCAATTGGCAAGACAGAGCAGATGAACTATTAACAGAGTTTGATCTTTGCTGGAAGGCTCGTCCTCGCCAGAACACAGTTGACATACAGTTACTTAAAGATTCTTGTGCTAAGTGGGCACACCACTTGAACACACAACGTTCCTGGGGCAGTGATGCAGAAATAGCAGAAGCATACTACCAACTTGAGCCAAAGCTAAAAGAACTAAAAGAACAAGTAATCATAGAGATACTAACACATGGATCGCTTTAACAACGCACATCAGAGTC